TAATTTACTGACATATCCATCCATGCTATACACAGACTCAAAAACAACACAAGGTGTTCCTTTGACGTCTTTCAGTATACTTTCTAACTGCTCTAGATCATTGTGCTTAAAAATATGTTTCTTAGCACCACTGTTTCTGATTCCTTCAATTAATGAAGCGTGATTTTTACTATCACTTACAAATTCAATGTCGGGAATGATTCGTTTAAGAGCAATCAATGTCCATTCGTTGGCAACATAAGCTGAAGTATAAAGCAGAGCTGACTCTTTGCTATGCAGAGAAGCTAACTCATGCTCTAATGCAACATGATAATGAGATGTTCCAGCAATATTTCGTGTGCCACCTGCACCCGCACCTGTCTGGTTAAGGGCAGTTTTCATGGCATCTAAAACAACTGGATGTTGTCCCATACCTAGGTAATCATTTGAACACCAATTTACAATATCCTTAATATTATATTTGCCATACCATATGGCGTTAGGATATTGTCCTCTGGTACGGAGAATATCGTTAAAGACACGGTAATTGCCGTTATCTTTAAGTTCTTGGATCTTCTCCTGAAATGGTGTTAGGTCTATCATTAGTTTGTTTATTTATATGGGGTTTTTTAGGTGGTCCTATATAATGAACGTACGGAGCACCAAAAGAGCATCCCATAGGTGGCCAACTAACAATGTAACCGGCTTCACGCATTTCTCTATCACTTTGCGCCATCCAATCACCAAATTTACTAAACCAATTTAAAATTTTTCTAAACATACTATTATATAGCAGAAAAGATTAACCCCCTGTAGGTACTATTGATTCTCTACAGGGGGCTCGCTATCTGAAAACATTTATTCGGGCTACGCCGCGATTGTTGTTAGGCCCTAAACCACTCTTATCTTTTATGCATTACCGTAATTGGTAATCTATCAATAAATGTGAGTAAGTCTAGTGCGGTTATCTAGGTCCTGCTTTTCATTGGTCTTCCTCTATCTGCCGCTAATATGGTGTACTATGATTATAGTAACACAAGTATTTACATAGGTCAAGCGAAAACCGTACTAAAAGTGGTTTAAATTAATGTTTCTTGGATCTGGATCTGCCCATGTAGTGTTCTGAAGGTTCGTAGTTCCATCTTTTACCTTTATGTCCTCGAACTTCAGCATACCACATTCGCATTCTGCAAATTAGTCGTTTTACTTTGTATGCCATTTTTACCTTAAGTATAAATTGTTAAAAAATATGCTTAAGGAATAGCAATACCCTAGTCTTTTCCAGTGTCTGTATTGATTATATGGGTATTTATATAAAGTGTCAAAAAGGTTGACATAATAGATAGAATGTGATATAATACAGCTATTAAATCATACAGGGGATATATTAGACGATAAGTTTCCAGATAAGTTGATAGTAGAAAAAGTTAAAAACTTTACACAGGTGACTAGAGAATGAAATATTTAATTATTATACTGTTATTAACATCTAATGCACATGCTTGGCCGAATAAGAATATAAATAATTTCACACCAATGTATTTAAGTAATTTAAAAATTACAGTACTGGAAAATACTAATGGTGATTTTATAATAACAAATGTTAGAAAGTTGAGTGCCTTTAGAAGATGGAGTATTCATAAGGGAGACATTATTTTAGAAATAAATGGAGAAGATATTACAATATTTGATTTGATGGCATTAATGCCCGATGATGAACCCAAGTTTAAAATATTAAAAAAAGATGGGAAGATTACATTGAATCAAATGGATTTGAGGCATGGTATATTTTTCCCACCAGACTTTACGGAAATAAAATAATGCCGATTTATACTTACAGATGTAATATGTGTGGTTATTCAGATGAAATTATAATAGATGTTGACAAACGAGATAAGAAGTTTCCTTGTGAACAAGGAGGTTGTACAGGTGTTATGGAAAGAGATATAGATGCACCATCTTTTCAACTCAAAGGAAATGGTTGGGCTAAAGATGGCTATAGTAATAAGAAACAAAAACCAAAAGAGGAGAATAAGGAATAAAATATGGAATTAACTTATATGATCGTAGGATTTATTCTTGCGGCATACTCGGTTGTTGCTAATGATAGTGTACAAACATTAGGTCCTTGGATAGCATCTAACTCAGATCATCCAGGTAACACAGAGCCATCATTTAATTGGCAAACACTTTGGCTATCAGCATCAGCAGTTTTAATATTTACATTATGGTATGGGTGGTATATTAACGGGGGCGACATATCATTTGGTAGACTAAACAAAATACCTTTCCAAGAAGTACAATGGTACCATGCAACTGCTCCACTTGTACTTCTATTACTAACACGAGTTGGCGTACCTGTATCAACAAGTTTCTTAGTCCTGTCTGCATTTGCTAGTACATTTGTATTAGAAAAGATGTTAGTTAAATCTATTATAGGATATGCCTTAGCGGCAATAGTTGCTTATGCTATTTGGATGGTAGTTGAACGTGTTATAGATGAGAAAGCAGATAAGGTACCTGAAACACATAAAGTTTATTGGCGTGTTGGTAGTTGGATCACTACAGCATTCTTATGGTACACTTGGTTATCACACGACATGGCCAATATTGCTGTATTCCTTCCTAGAGTATTATCCGTTGAATGGATGCTTTTTGTATCTGTTGTGTTTATAGTATTCTTAGGATACACGTTTTATGAACGTGGAGGAAAGATTCAACACGTTGTTTTAGAAAAGACTGGCACTAGGTATGTGCGTTCAGCAACATTAATTAATGTAGTATATGCATTTATATTAATGTTCTTTAGAGAGTATAATGATATTCCTATGAGTACTACTTGGGTCTTTGTTGGATTGTTATGTGGAAGAGAACTTGCAATATCAACACTTATGGAAAACTATAAGTTTAAGTATGTGTTTCCTATAATAGGCCGTGACTTCTTAAAAATGATGTTAGGACTAATTGTGTCAGTAGGAATTGTATTGTCAATACACTATGTTATTATACCTAACGGGTTACACTAAACATCTTACGATAATCTTTGATTAGAGCAGATGCAAACTCACATTGTGAGTTAAGTCCAGGGTGTTGCCCGTCTTGTGCTTTATCAATATAATAATCTACTATATTATACTTGCAATATTCTATATCAGGTTCAAGTAAATCTGATATTAATTTTGCTTCTAGATTATCTAGCCCAGGCGGTTGAAAATGTAATATGCTTTTAATTCCTTGCTTTCTTAAAGACAATTCAGCATAATTTATATACCAGGAAGTTGTATGAGGATCGTCATCGGGGCTCCAAACTGTTTGATAATACCCTTTTGCTTTTTTAGATTTTATCCAAGCACCTAGTCTATCAGTTCTACGTTCAGGATCAAAGTCAACCCCCCATCGATCCAGATCCCCATCTTTTGAAATCATCATTGAACGATTTATATAAGTCCATTGGAAGATAATTAAATCATTTGGCTTAAAGTGTTCTTGAACTAATTTGAGAGTATATAATATTTCTTTGTTACTAGAACCAGGAAAAGATAAGTTCCTTACAGTTCGATTAGCATGACGGCCTAATATTGAGGCATAACTTGATTTAGATGGCTTACCGTTACAATCTTCTAATCCTTGACCGTAAGTATAACTACACCCAAATGCATATAACGTTGGTGTTGATGTTTTGACATAGTCTATATCAAACCAGTTATTCTTCATTGTATTAACGCATTAATGTAATTGGATCTAAACTTTTCATAGCAGATGGTTGCGGAACTTCTTTACTACTATTTGCTAAATTGTTTAAGTGTTTAATATATTCATTAATATTATGATCAGAAATAGGATCAAACTTACCTTTTAATATACTAACAAAAAATCCACGCCAACGATCCTTAGCTATTTGCCAAGGTGTATAGTTTCTAAGGTTACCAAAATGGTTAAAGTAATGACAAGTGCCGTGATGTTTATAACCCATCCAACGCATTGGTACACGAGTAACAATATCATTATTGTTTCTCCAACGGTAATGTTTGAACGGAATATGATTAATGTAACTAGGCCAACCAACCCTTGGAGTTCCATAAGTATGTAACTCTTTAGGATTCGTACATTTATTTTCGCCTTTACAACGACTTGCACATATAGTTGCCATGCCTGCACCTAACGAATGTCCAGTAAACCAAACGTTACGTTCTGCTTGTTCTCTTTCTAAGTCTTCTTCTATTTGAGGCCACAACTTATCAACTTCATGTTTAAATCCTTTATGAACTCGTCCGACTGTTTCTGAAACAACAGGCCATGCTTCTGCATCAGCTTTAATATCGTTCCATTGTTTAGGTTGTGTTCCACGACAAGCAATTACAAAATCATGCTTATTCATAAAACGATATGCTTCTGCACCTTTAATATTATAGTATTCTATAGTAGTAAAGCCTAGCTTTTTACCTTCTCGAGTTGCATCTTCCCCTTCATAATAAGCAATAGCACTTAGTTCAGCAAAAAGTAATGCACGGTGTTCAAATGATAAATTAGCTATTGGTTTCGTTAATTTTTTACTGAACATTAATATTCCTTTATTTTTATTAGTTTATGGTATAGTAATAATATAGGTATTTATCTCCATGCGCCAGCACCTTATCGTCGAAGTATTTACACACAGGCAACTAAATACAGTATAGGAAACGAAACCATGAAAAGAACCACTAGATCTATACTCGAAGAACTAAACAGTATTCACCGTACGACTGATAACGAAGCATTAATACAGTCAACAGGGAATAACTTAATTGAAAGTTCGATTAATTTATTAAACAGAATAACTGATAGTTATGACGCAGATACAGCCGCAGAATTAGAAAGACGTTTTATAAACAGTATTAGAAGTGGTGATCCTCGTAAATTTAAACGTGGCGTTGATAAAATAGTTGAAGCAAGGAAAACAAATGATTCTCAATGAAGGCGGTAACATATTCAAAAATGCTGAGGGCGAACCAGCTACAATCCGTATTAATAAAGCAGATGTAAAGCCTACATTAGGTTGGCTTGAAAAGATCACTGGATTAGATCATAAAGGCCATATGCTTGGCAGTACTGGTGTTAAAGACACTAGTGGTGATTTAGATGTTGCTATTGAGAAAGATAAAGTTAGTAAAGACGATCTAGTAGGAAAATTACAAGCATGGGTAGTTAAAAATCATCCTGATGACGAGCCTAAACAATGGATTCGAAAGTCTGGTATTTCAGTACATTTTAAAACACCTATTAGAGGTAATGAGAAAAACGGATTTGTACAAACAGATTTAATGTTTGGTGATCAGAAGTTTATGAAATTTGCTTTAGGTGGCATGGACGCAAAAAGTAACTTTAAAGGCCAACACCGTATGATTATGATTGCCTCGTTAGCAAAAGCACTAGGATATAAGTGGAGCCCCTCAAATGGATTAGTTGATAGAATAAGCAACGAACCTTTGGAAGGTGCAAAGGATCCAAAGTTTATTGCAAAGACTTTAATGGGTCCAACTGCAACTCCGCAAGACTTACAAAGTGTAGAATCAATTAATGCTAAAATTAAAGCAGACCCTAATTACGAAAACTTAGTTAAAGATGCCAAAGACTGGTTTGAAAAAGATGGACTAGAGCTACCATAATGAGATTTTTTGAATTTAAACAAATTGTAAAAGAAATGGAAGCACGTATCCAACATGCAGAAGATATCATCTTCTGGGAAGGAAGTGCTGGAGCCAAACGTGCTTTGCAATCTTTAGCTAACATGGCCAAAGGTGGACACAAAGATGTAACAATCAAATGGGATGGATCACCTGCTGTAATATTTGGTCGTGATGCAGATGGCAAGTTTGTCTTTACAGACAAGTCAGGCTTTAGTGCAAAAGGATATGATGGTAAGTCACAAAGTGGCGATGACTTACAGGCCATGTTACTTGGTAGAGGTAAAGGTGGCGAGAAGTCAGACAGTTATAAAGCATTTGCAGGCAATATGAAAGATGTATTTGACGAATTTGAAAAAGCTGTACCTAAAAAACACAAAGGCTATTTCAAAGGAGACATGTTATACTTTAATACTCCTGATACAATAGGTGAAACGCTGTCCTTTAAACCTAATACAGTAACATATACAGTACAAAAAGATAGTGACATAGGTAAACAAATAGCAAGAAGTAAAACTGGTGTAGTTATTCATAGAGTTGTAGATCAAAACGGTAACGAAGGTCCTTTAGGTCAAACACCTCTATTTGAAGGTAAAGAAGTATTAGTATTACCACCAGTGACTGTAGTTGATGCTCCAAACGTAGACATGAGTAGCATTAAAGAAGTAAGTGGAATTGTAAGTAACAATGCTAACGAGATTGACAGTTTATTAAACAAAGAAACATTAGCCGCAATGAAGGTTAGTGACTTCTCTCAAATACTTTATACATATACTAATAGTAAAGTTGATACAGGATTAGATAAACTAGGTAAAGACTTTGTACAATGGCTATCAGGTAGCAAAGTAAGTAAAAATAAACAAGCAAAAATTATTGAATATGTAAAAACAAATATTAAGGCTTTTAATGCATTATGGCAAACAGTAAACGGTATCATGAGAGTTAAAGATGATATCATTAATCAATTAGAAAATCAACCTGCTGATGTTAAAGCATCAATAGGTGGTAAGCCTGGAGGAGAAGGTTATGTATTAGCTAATCCAAAAGGAGATATAAAACTAGTTAATCGTGCAGGCTTTAGTGCGGCTAACAGAGCAGTAAAACGAGAGGGGACTAATATGAGAGCAAGTGACTTTACAGATACCGACTTTATGCGTAGAGGTATTGATCCAGCAGACGTTGACGATAACGACGATCCAGGATTTAAACAAGATATGATGTTTAACCAATTAGGCAAAATATTAGATTCACAATCTAATCCAAAGCCGTTGAATACCGTTACAACTGATGATGGTAAAAAAATGAAAGTTGATGTAGCACAAGCTAAAACATTACGTATGATGGCAACTACTGATAGAGTTAAGCCAGCTATACGTTTTGAGTTTACTAAAGACATTCAAAAATCAGCTGGATTAGAACAATTTCTTGCAGTTAAAGATCCAAAAGAGATGATTAATATCTTTGCTGACAAGTATATGAAGTAGGCGATATGGAACTCAAATTCTTAGACGAGATATATGAAGCGAGAATGACTCGCAATAGTACTGACCAAAAGAAGTTATCATATACTGACTGTGGTGAAAGGCTATACTTATCGCTATTGATTCTTGAGTTACTAAGGCAATACCCAGGTTCTTCTAAAGGTATTGCTAATGGGTATGCGAAAAAGACTGTAGACAATCAAAACTATAAGCACTTTCGTATGCATGGAACTGATTTATATAACTTAATATATTTTGTAGCTGGACCAGAAGAAGCAGTTAATAAATTAAAAGATCCAGCGGCCGCATTGGCTTTGAGAAAACGTATATCATTTCCACTCTTAGCATTAAATGGATACCTTCATAAAATAGCTTCCGGTGGTACTGTTGGTACTAATTCAGAATTGTTTATGCGTATAGAAAATATGTTACGCATAAACTCCGAGTATAAATCAATTAGACGGTACCTTGTTAATTACGGTACTGCTAGTATACGTGACAAAAAGTCAGTAACAACAAAACTATTATTTGCCGCTAGAGCAAAATTAAGAAATAGTGATTTAATTTCATACTTAGAAGAACTATCAACTAACAGAGACTTAGAAACTTCGATGGTTAAGGATCACGAACCTACAATTAGTATTCCTGACCAAACACCTACATCAAATAAAGACTTAATGTTTTATAGATACATTGTAGGTCCACGTAACTTAGTAGGTACTAAAAAGTTTTTAGACATGGCAAAGGCAGGCAAAAGTGTTCCGTCTCCTTTTATTGCTTCTTACTTTCCGGCTATTAAATTACTGGATGATATTGTAAAAGCTGGCCCAGGATACATCACAATGCTTAAAGCACTCCAAAAACGAGCATTACAGAGCAAAAAGTAACCAAAATTCCCCCAATCGACTAAATACTATTAACTAACATACA